TTAAAAAATCTGGACTCGTTCTCGGTAATGCCTTTGGAGCTCCATCAACTGTAGTATAAAGTGGATTACCATGAACCCCATATAATTGACTTAATGAATCAAAAGCTGATACTTGAAGTGCAATATCTGTTGGTTCTTCACCCAAACTCTTAACATAATCAGTAAGAGAAAAATTAGATTTTTTACCAATAGTAAAAGGACCACCCAAGTCACTCATTTTTTGGTGTATGTCAGCTACAGCACCTTTCCAATCTGCTTCTTTTTTCTCTGCCGCTGCAGCTTCCTCTACTTTAGCCTGTCGGTCAGCATTTGCTTGGGCAGCTGCTAATTCCTGATTACGTTTAGTTACTGCTTCTTGTCTTTTAAGGGCCGATTGGAATGCTATACCAGCTGCGTCGATTTGTAATTCAACAAGAAGATTCCTTGTTTCAATGTCAACAAGAGGATTCACTGCACCTGGCACAGGTTCCATACTATTATGAAAACTATTATTACTCAAAGACTTATGCCAATTAAATGCCTTTTCATTTGTTGGATCAAAAAATATCCAATTTTCACCAAGTATACGTGATACAAACTCAAATCCAGTTTGTGGTGCATATCCTGTATCGGATGTTAATCCTGAATAAGGTAATGAAAAATAAGAAACAGGACCTCTTGGTGCACCTTTTCTTGCTCCCGAATCACTTGCCCAAGAAGTACCGAGTCCAACTGCACTTGTGGAAGAATGTTTACCAGTCGTAAAAGAAATAGTACCACCATCTGGACGATTTCCATCTCCTGGATAAATTAACATATCTGAATCTAATACTTCATTTCCCCCTTCCCAACTCAATTTTCTAATTGATTCAGGTATATCATCATAGGAAGTAGGATCTAAATATGCCCAATTAAAATTAACCATATCCGAATATGATGAACCTAAATCACCATAGGAAAAAGTATCCAATTCTGAATAGGAAGAGCGGTAATAATACTTCTTTACACCTACTCGGTTTGGACTATGGGTGGCCTGTGTCCAAAAATTAGCATCCCAAAACTCACCTACAGGATCATGGAAATGAATCCCATCTACTCCAAAAGCACCCTTTTGACTAAATACTTCTTGAGTTGGCCATCTGGGAGTTCTACCAAATAAATAAGTTATTCCCCAATCAAATCCATCCATAAACTTATTAGTTGTTCTTTTTTCAAACTCAATAAAATTCTTAGTTAATCTTGTTAATCTACTTTTTTCAAACTTAAACTCTTCACCACGATCTCCAAATCCCCAAATATCATCATCTCCATCATTTTTCCAATAATCTTCATATTTGTTAGGTGCAAATAATCCAAAAACAGTAAGATGTCTTTGCCAATGTACTTTAGGTATTAATGATGCAGATAAACTAACTGGATTATAAAGTCTCGTTTCTGGACGAGGATTATAATCTTGTAAAAGATACTGCTTAGATGCCCATTGTTTACCAGACTCGGTTTGTAACCAACTTTCAATTCTCAACGTATCTTCTGCGGCTCTTGCCATAGCCAAAGCCAAATATTCTACTGGAGCAAATGATTGTTTTGGATCTCTTGGAATATAAGTTTGTCCAATCGAGTGTCTTATAATTGGATGTGATTCATCCCATGTATTTATAACTTGTTCATCATCAGTACCAGCATTTATTGTCACAAGTCTGGCTCCGCCATCTGAGTTTGGACTGAACTGTTTATACGGCCATACTTCTTCAGTATGATCATATGCCTTTTTGAGAAATGTTGTTAATGGTGTAGGTAATTGATAGTTAGGCATACTATCATACAAACTGACATCCGTAAGGTCTTGGAACATCCCACCACCGTGTGTAAAAAGAAAATTTTGTTCCTGTTCATGTGTATATCCAAATTGTGTTTCTATCGAATATGCTGTAGCTTGGTCTGGATATGACCGAGGTATATTATATAATGTCCGTTGTGCTGTTACTCCTTGTCCAAAAAACTCTAAAAATGATCCTGGAATCTGATATTCACCATTTTCTGTCATATATCTACCAGTTACCGTCCAATCAGGTAAAGTATCTGAATATCTTGGAGCTGCACCACCAACTGCTCCTGCAAAATCTTGTGAACCTATATGTATAGAACCAAGTTTCCATTTTTCGGATGGTATAGAAGTACTTTCATTTTCAAATAAATCCGTTAATAAAGACACATGATTAAAATTATCAATAGTTGGTAAAAAATGATGTTGATATACATCATATCGTTTTTCGTCTTGTTGATTTCCTAATTCATGAAATATTTTATCAGGCCAACTTGCTGCTATACTATCTGATGCTCCAAGTCCAACTGCTGATGGGACTATCTGAACAATATCTCCTCCTGAACCTACATACAATCCAGGATACCCAGATATTGGTAAAGTAGTAAAATCACTACCATGTGCATCAGTTACCTTTGGTGTTACATTTATATTTGTTTGATAATCTTGTGTAGTAGGACCAGATAATGTAATCATATCAACTTGATGTGTTACTGAATCAACTGGTTCTGAATGTTGACTTACATATTCAGCCAATGGAGTTGTCATAAAATCTTCTGCCCATGCGTTTGGAGCTACGGGTGAAATATTAAGTGTTTGTTCTGGAACACTACCATGTGGTCCATTAGAACTTACTTGTGCTATAGTATGAGATAATGGTGTTAAAGTATAACCACCTTCACCAATAGTATATTTAGATTCACCCATATCAACTGTAAACCCATGTGGATGTCCTCCAGGTGGAATAAATCCTTGTCCTTGTTTTGTTCCATCCATATAATCTGTTACGCCATATGGACCTCTTGTTTCTGGTTCAGTTTCAAGTGGACCAAAATTACTTACCATTTCTTCTAATGATTTCGGATTTGGTCTTTCAAATGTTTGTTGTCCTGTTACTATTGAAGAATGACCATCATAAAAAGTTTGTGGAACTCCTGCTCCATCATCGAGTTCACTATGGTCTTTAGGATGTGGTGGCTGTCCGTTTGGTTTTATTCCACCATGACGACCACCTATCTGACTATTATTTTCAGTAGTAGCAGCATACTTAGTCCATTTAAAGTTCTCTAAATTTTGTGTTAAATCAACAATACCCATTACTTTCCTTTAACTATATCTAATGTTGCATTTCGTTGTTTTCTAGCCTGTTCTTCTCTATCTGTTAAACTCTGATTGGTTAATGCAATTAATTGTTCAAGTTTCTGTTCAGTACCAGTATTATCTGCCTGAACTACTATTGGTTGTTGATTTCTTAAACTTGCCATAGTTTCAAGTAAGTTTGGAGCGGCTGCCCAATCATCATTTGGTGATAATTCTCTAAATTGACCTTCTTTTGTTGCAATTTTGGTTGTTTTACCTGATTCTCCAATAACATCACCAGCCCCCTTCATATCTTTGAACACCCCACTACCAAATGTTGAATATCCCAATGCTCCACCAGCTATTGCACCTGCTGTCATTCCACCTAACATAGCCAGACCGATACCAGCTCCAAATCCACTTGCTATCAAAGCTCCTGCTATAGCACCAATTATTCCAAAGACTATCGCACCTTGTAGCTTGTATTGTTTGTTTTGGTCTGCCAAAGCCTTTGCCTTTTGTTCTTCTGTCATCATCAAGGTCATTAAATCACTCGTCTGTATGCTAAGTGCAGATGCAGCTTCTTGTCTCTGTACGGCCGTCATTTTATTCCATTCGGCCTCACCACCAAGTTGTTTTAAAACTTCTTTCTGTCCCTGAACAAGTTTTCCATCATATATTAATTGTCGAGCTCTTTCAAAATTAAGATTCTTATTAAGTAGTACTGACAATTCCATTTCTTTGGCAATAGATGTTTCCCAATCCAATAAACTTTCAGCCATTTGAGCAGTTACACCTAAATTAGACCCTAGCTTAGCTGCATGTTTTGTAGCTTCTATTATATTATCACCAGTACCTTTAGTATATGCTGCCACAAATTCCATATTACCTGCCATATCAGCAAATACTTTAGACGCGGATAATCCTTCTTTTTTAATTTGTTTTATCCACTTTACTTGTTGGTCGAGTGCCATTTCCTTAGTTGAATCAGTAGTAGCAACTTGAAGTTTTAATATTTTTGCCATATCAGTTGCCTGGACTCCGTGTAACACGGATGTCTTTTTCATAGTCCACAAAACTTCATTACTCACATCTGATAATGACCCGAACTCGTCTAATACCGCCTGTGCTTCGTCTTTAAATATTAAAGCTGATATTGGCATCTCATTCCAAGCAACACCTAAATCTCTAGCAGTACTCCACAATTTATAAAACACACCACCAAGTACACCAGCAATACCTATCATTTTACCCATACTACCTTTAGCTTTAGACAAAAAACCACTAAATTTTCCTGATGATTTTGCCGTTTTTGGTATTTCTTTTCCTAAGTCTTTTTGAGACGCCACAGATTTGGCTCTTGCTATTGATTCATCGTAAGCCGATTCACCCATCTCTGCCTGATTACTCAAATCTTGTCCACCAATTCCTTCACCTTTAAATGAAGGTGCACCACCACCACCACCACCACCTTTACCTTTCATAGCACTGATAATAGCTGGTATAAGTGCTTTTGCTTTAGTAATAAGTTCGTCAAAATTACCAACATGAGTATGAATACTTCCTGGTGTTGTTCCGGCGGCTGTTAATTTGGCGATATTTTCTTCCATTGTACCCATAGGTAAGGCTTCCGTTGCAATATTAGGTTGTGCAAATCCTTCCATATATTCATTATAACCTTTATGTGCATGAACACTTTGTTGTGCCGCTACTGTAGCATTACCTACAGATTTATTCCATTCATCAAAATTCATCATATTATCACCAACCATATCTGTACCACCAGTTGCAGACTCTATAACTCCACCAGTAGTAGTAACACTACCATTTACATACATTACAACATCACCAGATATTGTTAAATCCTCAGAAGTAACAGTACTATCTATCGGTCCTCCCTGATTCATTTCTCTAAAAATTTGTGCTTCCTGCTTGTTCCCAACTGACTCTGCATTTTGCACAGCGTTACTAAGTTCTCCTTCTGCGTAAACGAACTGATTAGTCATATCGTCAATATAACCTTTCCCTTCTTTAACCATCGATTGGATATATTCTTCTAATACTGCTGAATCAGCGCCCTTTAGGCCGCTACGATATTCCAGTGATGCCTGTCTGGACTCATCCGTCTTTCCAGTAAACTCCTCACGGGCCGATTCCGATGCACCTTCTCTAAATGCATCAGATAATTGTTCTCCCCATTCATCAAATGGCATAAGTGATGATATCAATCCTCCAAAAATAGGTATTTGTTTTATCCAATCATCTATAGCACTAAATGGTTGATTGATTAATTTTGCAGTTTCATCAATTCTGTTATGAACCCGTTTCATTTCATCTTGTTGGGTCTGTAAATTTTTTAAATGTTTAACATCTTCTTTATTCCCGTGTGCTTTTGCCTTTGCAATATCTCTATTTAAATCAAGACTAATAAATTCGGAAGTACCTATTGATAACATATTTCCTGCAACTTCTCGTGTTCTATCCACCGTATTAACCATAATTGCGGCTTTGGCTTTGTGAAATTTAGTACCACCTTGTAATAACTTATTATATTCCTGTTCTCTACCAACCAATCCTTTAGCCAGTTTACCCATAGCAGTTGAATGATCTACTTGGGCGAGAATATGTTCAGATGAGGCAACAGTTGATTTATTGTACTCTTTGGCCAAATCGACCAGATTATTCCACTTCTCAACTCCCTTGTTTAAATCTTTATTAAGTGTTTCGGTAGCAATTAATTGTAACTTTTGGGTTTCAGACATGCTATCCCACATATCTTTATTTGAGGCAATCCACTTTACAATGAGCTGAGATTGTTCATCTTGTCGTTTAGCCAACTCTTGAAATGCCTGAGTTGACTCACTAATGTTTTTATTGAATGGTTTTTTATTTATCGCCACGAATTATACCTTGTTTGATATTGAAGTATTTAATTCGAAAAAAATCTAAAATATATTAGGAAATACCTTTTTTAAATCTTTTCTAAGTTGTTCGTCATCTTTTGTTAAATGTCCATATAGATCATCTGCAGCATCTTCAGCGGCTTTAATCTTCCGTATAAGGTCTGGATCTTTAAATAAAGACTTTACAAACTTACGTCCCTTCTTTCGTCCAAGATGACGCCAAAGTTTCTCCATAAACTCATTTAGAACTTGTTCATTTTTGACAACATATTTGTACTTAGGCATTGTTCTTTTCTCCGAATTAAATAAAACTGAATGTTACTTATCAATTATAAATATCAAAGTAGAGAAAAAATAATATTATCTGTTAGATTTTTTTATGTTAGGACGACTTAATTTAGATGACTTTTTTGTAGCCTTTTCATAGGCAGCATTTTCTTCATCATATTGCTGTTTAAGTCGTTTAAGATAATAAAGTCTTAAATACACGGGCATATTATAGACTTCATTGAATGTGAATCCGCCCTTGGCGTTATAAATCAATTGAAATATTTGATTATGTATGTTTGGTTTATCTTCTGGTTGAAGGCCAAAAAAACTGAGCAGTCACAGGGACCGCTACCTCCTCGACTTCTCCGTTGTCGAGTTCTATCATAACAGTCATATCAACATCTGGACTAATTGATGTTAAATATGCCCTATATGCAAATGAATCAACAGAAAGAAATTCATTCTCTACAAAATTATTTATAGTAATTTTTTTATTGTCACCATCAACCGATGTAATGGAAGTCTTTAATCTTGTAGTGATTTCAGGATCAATACCAGTTTCTTTTGTAAACTTTTTCATTGCCTTCAATTCGTCATCTATCTGGCGTTCCTCTTTTTGAGTAAGAAACTTAAATGTGACAACTCTTTTTGAAGTAGGCAATTCAAACTGGTGCTCATTAACTCCTTTAGTAAATTGTGTAAAATCTATTCTTTTATCTTCAAGTGAAGTTAAATCTATTGTTTCATCCCTTTGTCTACCACTACTTGCATCTACAAATGTTATAGGATAATCCTTACCATATGCTAAAACTCTGGCTGCTACCATAATTGCATTTTTATCACCTATTAAAACATCATCAAGTGTTACACCTTCTGTAACAATGAGTGCCTCTAAAAGTTTATCAAGTACAATTCCTTTTTGTATTAAATTTCCAGAAGTTAGAATATCTTCTTCTTTTGCTGTCATATACTTAATTTCCACTTGACCACTCGATAACGGATTATCTTCTGGATAAAAATATCCCTTAGAAGGTAAATCTATTACCTCGGATGGAAATTGGCGTTTTTCTTCTGCCATAATTATCTCCTATGTATTATTCTATTGAATAGTTTTTGTAACCATCAATATAACCAATTAATTAAAACTTTACTGGGTATCAATTAAGATACCCAGTCAAAATTATTATTTAGGTGCTGCAAATTTCTCCGCTGCTGTTACACCTAACCCAACTACCGTAATGTACATAAAACATTCAAGTATTTGGTCTTTAATATCAAATCCACCAAATGTGTTTGCTCCCCAAGAAGCTACTAACATAACAAATGATGCAAATCCAATAAATCTTTTACTGGAAACTTTTGCATCACCAGATAACATCTGTGTAAAAAAACTCATGTTTTTCTCCGTTTAGAATTGTAGGATAGCGTAATCGTATCTTAATGTAAGTGTAATGTCCGCTGGATCAGTAGTATTTGCCCAATCCATATCATTAAAGTTAGCGTTTACAATCCAAGTTCCCTTTAATGTCCACTCCTCAACTTTATCACCAACAGGTCCTAAGACATTGATAGTTACATCTTTCTTATAGAAATCTGTATATCCATCTCTACCTGTTACTGACTCGTGAGCTAATCTTACCCATTCCATAACAGCTTGTGCTCCACTTGGAACAACTGGGTCATAAAGTGTAATTTCTAATTCTTCCCATGCCCCTTTACCTTTGACATATCTTTTTACATTGATGTGGTCTAATTCAATTGTTTCAAAGGCTATTGAAGGTCTGTTAGCGGTTTTTATGAGATAAGCTGGTATACCTTCAATGTACATGATGTACCGATTTTTTGTTTTCGGTTCAAATGGTGTGAACATTATTTCAGAAGGATCTAATAGTTCTGGCATCTTTATTCTCCAATAAGTTTAATTCTTCAACTATAAATATCAAAAATTATAAAAATCATCATAATCATTTTTCATAGTTTTATAGAAGTTTTATAGTATCTTCATATATAAATATACCGAGCAACAAAAAACCCCTCAAAAAAGAGGGGTTTTTGTTTAGTTAATCTATTGATTAAACTTATTCAGGAAATGTAGCTCCTGTTGGTAATACTACGAAGTCCAATACAATAAATTCAGCTGTCCGTGTTGGTTGGATAAATATCTGACCAACAAGTTGATTTCTATCAACAACATCTGGAGTATTATTGGTATCATCCATTACTACTCTAAATGCGGATAAACCACTATTTGATTGTACAGACTCTAAGAATGGATTCACTATGTTAAGGAATCTATTTCTTGTAGCTGTAGTATTCTGTTCGAATACTAAATACCTACTTGATGAAGCGATAAACTTCTTCAATCTAATCAACAATCTTCGTACATTAACCCTATCAAGTGCTGATGGTCTTGCTTGGAGTGTTTTCTGTCCCCAAACTACCACACCTTGACCTGGGAATGAAGCGATTGGATTAACTCTATCTTCATAAAGTTCATCTCTTTCAGAATGAGTCAATCTTGTTTGTGCTTCAAGTACGGTTGTTAATCCACCACGATTCAGACCAGCTGGTGCGAACCATTCGTGTGCTACTTTATCTGTGTAAGCGATTACACCAGGTAACACAACTGAAGGCGGAACCCATACAGGTAACGATGTATTTCTATCTACAATCTTTACCCAAGGATAATAGGTTGCTGCGTAATTCGTATCAAGTGCGGAAATTGTATTTACTGCACTTGCTATTGTACCACCATGAATACCACAATCCAATACATAAAATGCATCACCACGAGCTTCACATTTAGCTATCGCGTGATTAGTAATCTTGGAATGTAATCCGTGAATTATACCAGGTGTTATCAACATATTGATATCGAACTCATCAGCGTTACTAATAGCGTTAATTGCTTTTTTGTAAGATACTGAACCACCAGTAGATGATGTTGAACAATCAAATCCTTGAGTATTGGTATTAACAATATTCGCTCCCGTATATTTAGGAACTGCTGGATTTGAACCATCAAAACCACCTTGAAATGGAACAACGAACTTTCTCTGTTTAATATGAGAAAGGTCAAGTGTTATCTTTTCAGTACCATCTGAATAAGTAGTTCCAAGTGTTGATGCGTCTGCATGTCCATTGAAATCCTCAAGACTCATTGTGGTATTTGAACCATTTCCAAATGAATTATGTGGTGCTAAATATTCTTCAGCATCAGCATTAGCGTAATCTACACCATATAGTACAGCACTATCAAATTCACCTTGTGCATTTGATTGAGTTGCTTTGAATGTCCAAGCTGGAACAGTTGAATCATCACTACCATGTGGATTGTTAATTGACGCGTGTCCCATTGGAACTAATGACTTTGGTATTTCATTGTTAGCAATTTCTGAATAATCTGATACATAGATGTATTTAGACAGATTTGGCCAATCACCATTGTAAGTGAGTTTACCATTTGCGTCTATTGTTACATATCTATCACCGATTCGTCTTGCGAAGTAATTAGGACTTGTTGGATCAAAATTAAGACCATCCCATTGTTCTAAGATATTATCTTTTGTCAAGTTATTATCATTTAAACCAGTCTGTCTTACTTGAAGTGAAAATGTTCCATAATCACTACCAGCAACTGAACCTGCCTTCTTAATATTCGAAATAACAATCTTATATTTGTTATTTACATCACTACCATGTGAACGAGATTTAACTGCAAATAAACTATACCTTCCACCATTTAATGTCTGTGATTGAATAGCGGGTGTCGCTGCGTTTTGATATGTTATACCTAAACCTAAAGTTCCATCTACGACTGATACAGTATTACTTGCGGAATATCCCGATGTAGTTTGTACATACTTGTAATTCTTATACAAATAAGCTGCTACCGTATTCTGACCAGATTTCTGAACTTGTGCATCTCTACTAAATACATCTTCAATATAAGAAGCGTTACTACTTCCAGTATTAAAACTGAAACTATATTTATTTACACTTCCATCTGCTGTCAAGCTCTTTGCTCCCCAGTTACTACCACTCAATGTTAATGAAGCTGATTCCCAGTTACCAATAATTGTACTACCTTCTAAATCTGCAGTTCCACTTGAACCACCACGAGATGGTACTAATACTGCGAGTACTTTACCACCTATTGCTGCGGCTCCACCTGCAAGTGATGTGCTAGTACTTCCAGATTTAAATGAAATACTATTTCCACCAGTTCCCGAAAGGGACGCCGTTACTACAAGATTAACGGAATGGGAAACATTTGGTTGCCATACCGATGTAGATACTGGAATACCAGTTGCTGCGTTAATTTGAATAGACATTGACTGGATACGATTCTTAAACTCTTCCCTATTATTAACTAATGATCCACTTCCAAGGAAGTAATATGAATTTGCTGAAGGTTCATCAGCTGGTAATGGTAAATCCACAGCTGTAAATTTAAACTTAGTTCCATCCGAACCAGTTATAGCAAATACATCATTTTCAGACATCCTCGACATACTAATTGATGCATTTCCATATTTTGCAGCCGTTGTAGTTCCTGTCGTAATTGCCAATGAATCTGCTGAGTATCCACTTGTGTTAAGAATACGAACTATCGTTACAGTTCCTGCACTCCTTAAATATTGTTCTACCGCGTATGGTGTATAATAATCTTTGGTCGTAGTTCCAAACATTTCTTCGAACTCAGGAAAATTACTAATTTGAGTTGGTACAAAAGCAGGACCTTTAAGTGTTGGTCCTATTATACATGCTCCAATATCAGCAATCCCTTGTGGAAGAAATGATAAATCCCGTTCCCTCGTAAACACACCTGGCGATACGATTCTTTCTGCCATTATTTTTCTCCTATGTTATAATTTAAATAACTAAATTAGTCGTTTTTAGACTATAAATATTTAATATAAATATCGCCTAACTTTCTCAAACGATATGTTTGTGGGAGATTATTTTAAGTAGTTTCTGAAGTTTCTACTGGTGCAGGAGTAAATACTCCTGTTGCTGGATCTAAATTTCCAGGACCATACTTTTCATTCAAATCAGCAACTAATTTTCGTTCAGTTTCTTGAACTTCACCGTACTCAACTTCCAATTTAGCCTTAGCATTATCCAATTGGTCTAATTGTTGTGTTACCAACAACCTTTGAACCTCTAATTGTCCAAATTGTAGTTGTTTCTGTTGATATGAGCTTTGTAGGTCTTGTAAAGATTTCAATTCATCTTCTGTGAACTTTGTCTCTTTGTTAGCCATAACTTTTTCTCCTTATTATTATTTATAACTTATACAATATATAAATATCAAGTAAATTACTCTAATTCACTTTTTTCTTTAGATCTTCTATCTCTTGTTTTAATTCCTTTACCGATTCTATTAATAACGGAACTAATCGTTTATAGTCAACTCCCAAATAACCATTTTTTCTTTCTACCACAATTTCAGGAATGACTTTTTTAACTTCTTGTGCAATTACCCCAACATCGTGTCCTCTATGTTGAGCCCAACCTGGTGATTTCTCGTTCCAATCAAACTCTACACCACGAATACCATCTATCTTATCCAATGAACCTTGTATAACTTCTATATTATCTTTAAGTCTTTCGTCTGATGAGTTATATGCTACAACATCACCATCTGATATTATATCACCAGATGCAGATACGATTCCAAACGAAGCGGTTGCAGAAGCACTTATATTTCCAGTAATTTCAAGGCCTGTGTTTAAAGTTTTTCCAACATATTGATAAACAGACATATAGCAATATTGACTATCACTTGGATCTTTTGCGGAATTAAGAAATTGAATTACACCAGTTTTATAATCAAATACATAATCATTAGTTGAAACTATATCACCACTATCTACTGATTCGGATGTAACGGCACTTGATTTATAAAGAATTGCTAAATATCCTGGAGTAGAATCTTCAACCGTAGATGTTGCCAATCCAGCTATTGAATATTTAGGAGATATAAAATTAGTCTGTTGATTGCTATCTATTAACTGTGCACCAACTCCACTATTGCTTCCACTCGGGTCTAAAAAGAACCAAATTTCATTATTAGTATTTGATTTAGTCAATTTATGTCTATACCAATACTTCATAATGTTTTCACTACTAACCGAGTAAAAAGAACCACTCTGTGAACTTCCACTATAAGGTAATCCAGATGATGGAATCTTACCAGTTTGAGTATATATCTCAGACGACTGTAAATCAAGTACACTTGTAAATGATTCTTGAGCAGTCGTGTAGGTATTATGCGTATATCTTCTTGACGCTAATAATCTACTTGATTTTGACCCTGAATCTATTTTTCCCATTTCTTATCTCTAACTAAAAGTCAATGTTATGTCATCTATTGGTGTTGGATCACCTTTATATCTGACTATTACATAAAGTTCATTATCATTTGAATCTAAATACATTCCATCTGCATTTCTTATTGGAACGGTATATGTATTACTTCCAATACTACCACCACTATTTCCATACAAACTAATTGCCGTGGAAAATGGATTTTTAAAATTATCTTGTGCTATATCTGCTTCAATTAAATTACTTGTAGTTGCTGTAGGATCATAAATCCTTGCCACACCCAAAGCGCTATTATTACCACTATTTTTACCCGAACTCTCAAATAATAATGCACATGAAACACCATTTGTGGTAGCGTTCCAAGCTATCAATGTATTATTATTAAGATTTACCGTCATACTTGATTTCGTTCCACCATCAGTTTGAAATCTTCTAATATAATACTTGTAAGTTCCACTACCATAACTTGATGGATACCAATATCTATAACTACCACCTGGATCTACCAAAAATCCTGGTTTCACTTGTAAGTCATAATTACCTAATTGATTTATTGCAAATGTAGTTGTCCATGCAGTTCCATTAAATGCCTGTACGTTATCTGCCAATTGTATTCTGTAACTTTCACCAGTAAATGTTTCTGTTGTTCCTGCTAAAGTTCCACCATCATATCCTTGTGCTCTTCCATAAACTCCCATACTTCCACTTGTATGAGGTTGACCAAACATACTTGCAGAATGATAATAAATTGTTTGAGTATCTAATGTCGAATAATCACTATCCCTATCCCTTGCCCTTGTCTGAACCGTAAATGTTTCATCAGTAAGAGTTGCTGAAGATTGTATATTCTCATCATTACCTGCAGCAAATAATACGGATGCAGATACTATTGCTATATCATTATAATATGGAACTGTGCTCGTACTTCTTGCACTTGAACCACCACTATCATAGATTGCATTTGCAGTTTGTATTGTTCCACCACTCGTGGAAATATTATCATTAGTTATCGATACACTACCCACACCAACACTACCACCATTCATATCTGTTAATGTGGTTGTTGCTGCATATAACGGATTAAATAGTCCTGTAATTTTTGTTGATATTTCATAAGTAGAACCAGTTACATAAGGTGCTCCACTTAAACTTCTCGACACACAGGTTAAATATCTTGTTGTTGTCCCAACATCTGCCAATGAGTTATCTCCTATAGCAGTATTAATTGTAGATCTCGGTGCGAAAAAATATTTTTTATCAGTTCCATTTACATATGTAAAAGCTCCTGATCCAGTTGCTATTCCAACCTTTAAACCATGAAAATTATAATATCCACTTGCAGATACACTTGTGAAATCATTATTTAAGCTCGGATTAGAACCACTATATCTTCTTGTCAACGAACCCGTCATAGAAGTTCCACCAAGATTTTCAAATTTACCATCTTGATATGCTGCAGGTATAACTGCAGGATTAGCAGATGCAATTTTTGCCAATTCCACACCACTCGTTGTTCCAAAATCAGTCATCGTATAATCTATATAAGATTGTGTAGTAAATGTGTTAGATGCTGTTGTTGGCGTTGCAACACTTCCTGTATCACTAAATGATTGTGTTGCTATTACTCTAACATCAAATCGTGTTGCCCCACCACTTGTCAAACCACCTAATCCAAATAATTCACTATCAGCTGATGATTGAACACTTGTTGAACCACCACTATTGGAATCAAAATCTACATAGTAAGTTGGACCATTACTAGCGTAAAAAGTTATACCATCAAAAATCTTTTCACCAACACCTGTCCAATCCTTGTGAACTAAATAATTTAATGTTGTGTTACTTAATGATGTATAATTTTGTGGTAATCTACCAGCTATCTGACTTGCAGTTGAACCTAAATTATTATTATTTGTATCTACACTTGCAAATGTTTTTGTATTTGCGGTTGGTGATGCTGTATCTATTGAATGACTAATTATTCCAGCCATAAATCTTAATATTTCACTCACATGAGTAGTATTATCAAAATTGTTAAAATAACTACCTACTAAATTAGATTGCCATTGATTTGAAGTTGGATATCCATTTTGTATATTATTACTATATATAGCAGTAGATCCACTATCTACTAAACTTATATTTATTGATTCTGAAACATTTAGTGATCCACTTACTTTCAAATCTTGAGTTGCTGCATAAAATGATCCCGTTTTTGCAAATACTCCTGCAGAAACTCCAGTTAAACTACTACCATCACCTAATAATTTTCCAAACGAACCAGTTGCAGTTGAGCCACTTATATCACCAGACAAGTGAATGTCTTTGTATCGTAGTGTAGAAGAGCCTAAATCTGTTGTATTATCCGATTCTGGTCTTAATAAAGTGGTAGCACTACCACCAAGTTTAATAAATGTATTATCGGGTATAATAATTGAATTATTAGATCTATTACCACCCCCTCTAATTTCAACTTCTTCACCATCTTTAGCAGATATGTAAGTACTTCCATCCGATTTACCAGATATTATCATATAATCATTTGAACCTGTCTGGTGTGTAGTTTTTAGTCCTACATAATTAGTACCTAAAGAATATGCTTCTTCTCCTAATACTAAACCATCTCCATATATACTTTCCGATACATACAATGAACCAGTAATGCTATGACTACCAGAAATTACTAATGAACCAGTTAAGACACTATCTAATTGTTTTAATTTTAACTGAGCCATTCTAATTCCTTATACTTCAATGCCTCTTGTTGTTTTCTTTCTTCCCAATACAAAGTCATTCCCTGTGAAATATTCTTTTTGTGTACTCTACTCTTTGGTTTCTTCATCTTTTCTATGGTATCCATAGCAAGTTTTCTATCCGATTGAGCACACGACTTACAAACAGCATTGTTCCCTACAGCACGGTCAAAAGTGTCCTTTCGAGTATAATAAATAATTCTATTACAATCGGGACACTTTCGGTTTTTTCTGTCTCTCCAATGGCGTTTTCTCATATCACTAATAAATATCAAGAAATGGAAATAGTAAAAGAAAAGTGGATAATTAAATTAAATCTTCAATCATTTCCTCAATTTTTTTATTGAGAATCTTTATTTCTTTTAATCCTTTTTTAATCAAGGTAGGTTTACCTTTATTTATACCCGAAAAAACCTTACCCATATTTACTTTCCAACTGTCTCCATAGATTCTTAACATTAAAAAGGAGCGTTTTTCATCACTCATTTTTTCATCAATAGTAGATTCAACTTTAAAAGGTGGTCTATCTATATCCGTATAAACTTTTCCTAACTCTACATCAGTTCCACCCAATCTTTCAAATTCCGTAAGACCATCTGGTTCTCTACCTTTCATCACAGGTTTAGACCACCTTTTTGGTAAATCTCTGAATGAAGTATCATTCCATTCTTTTAATAATTCTTTTAGTTTAATCATTCTCAATAGTCTCCTTAACCCACTTATTTATTGGACTTGGTAAATCACCTACATCAAAATATCCCCAATCTATATGTTCATGATTTATTCTTGGGATAAATTTTGTATTTCCCTTTAATACATATAAATAGAACTCTCCACCATTATCTTTCTTATAGGTACTATTTAAGTCTGGAATACCATTTAATACTATCTGTGTTTCTTCCGTAAATTCTCTAACTGAACCTGCTAATGGTTCTTCTCCAATTTGTATATGACCTTTAGGAATATGCCAAGTACCAGATTTCTCTCCTAAACATAATAATACTTTATCATTCCAATAATATAAAACTCCACCAGTATCATCAGAATCGTTCTCGTGTCCTTCAAATAATAAATCTTTTAGTTTAAGCATTTGAATTACCTGTTTCTTTTCTTACGAAATCTATAACATCACCCTTATCTCCATTACCTTTAAAGGCTATTTTCTTATATGCATCAACCCACATCTTATCACCTTCAATTTGAATATATGCAGTTTTCATACGACCCGTTTTTTCTACTTCTGACCAAGAAATAATTTTAACTCTTGGATGTCCACCTATTGGCCATATTCTATTATACTCTTTATCTCTTGCAGTTATGGATTTATAAGTTTCTTTATATTTTGCTTCCCTTAAAGGTGTTTTTGGATGTGTTTCCATTACATCTTTAAATGTGGGAAGTGGATCACCAAACTTTCTATCCCACGCGTATTTGCTTTCTTTTAATAATTTTTTTAATTTTACCATTTTACTTTCCTTTTTATACTATTAAATATCAAATTACCTATAATTTAACTCCAAGTGGCCCCACCTGATCCTCCGTCTGTTGGAATAGTACCATCATACCGATTACCATTGGAATTGACATTACCACTATAATCATAAACTATACTACCACTACTCTCAGTCATCTTCCAATATGCCTGTAAACCAGTTTCATTAGATACATCGTAAGGTGTTCCATTATTATAGTAAATAGAAGCGTTACTTGTTTTATCTCCTGAGAATACTGAAAACTCCTTTATAGAACCAGAAAAATGTGCATTAACGGCATTACCATCGTTACGATATGAACCAATAGTCAAACCTTGATTATAATTTGCTGGAACTCCTGAAGATGAGATTATTGAATTTATAGGTATTAATGTCCCATCTACATATAATTTTGAACCAGATAATTCATTTACAGAATCAAATACCATCCAATGATGCCATTGTCCATCATCTTGTGCAGAAGTATCATCCCAATATATATACCAATTAGCATTATACCACCTCAAAGGTCTGCCGGCATGAAAATTAAAAATAAAAGATTTTTTATTAGTTCCCCACCCAAATGGAGCCTGATTTCTACCAGTTTCAGATGACTTTGCCCAAAATGAATAAGTTTTATCTGAAGGAATATTAGTTCCCTGGCCACTACTGCCTGAAAAAACAGTATTAACTTCATCATATTCTCCATCAAAATGAAGTTCTCCTGTAGATTCAAACCTACCCCATGCCTTTATTACATCATCACTTGATAGATTATATCCTAAACTATCAGAATCGGCTATTAAATGAAAAGTACCCCTATTCTGTTCTATAGTTAATGCATCGTGTTCCATAACCTGTCCGTTATTAAAAAATATAAAATCTGATTCATTTGTTGCAGTTGTACCAGTTGGTGCCGATGCTGAAAGTACACCATTAAAACTGGCCGTATTATTAGAAATAGTTGATGCAGTTTTATTAAAATTTTTCCGTAAATATGGTTCAACAACAGTAGTTCCAACATTTGAATCTGCATATGTTTTAGCTGCCCCTTCTGTTACAATTGCAGTCTGACTATTGTCTCCTAAAAGACCATCATTAGATATTTCGTTACTACTATACCCATTTAATACAAAAGAGCCCGTTTCATATAAACTACCAGTAACATAATGAATATCATCTAAAGAATTACCAAACTGAGTTGATCCAGATTTGAAAATAGTATTAGATGAAGTTAATTCTGCAGTTATTATTTCTGCAGTTATTTTTCCATTAATTGTTGCATTACCAGATATATTCAAATTCGTTGTAATTGTTGTATCACCAGTATTTGTTAAATTACTATTAAAACTACCATCAGAAAGAATAGATAAATTATTACCAAATCTATATGAACTGGCAGTAATTTGTCCAAATTGAACATCAGATGTTGTACTCACATCCTGTCCGATTGTAAGTTGTTGTGCTATGGATGTACCACCATCCCATTCAACTCCACTATTAGATGCTGTTACTCCATTTGCTCCTATTATTGTTAATGGATTTTGTAATATAAATGGCATTTTATAATCCTACGAATTGAACTTACCCCAAGCAAGTATTTCATCATCACTCTCTAATGTATAACCAATAGAAGTTGTATCTACTTTAAGATGAAAAGTTGAAGCTGCTTGTTGTATAGTTAATGCATCATGTTCCATATATTGACCATTAATAAAAAATAGAAAATCGTGTTCAGTAGTTCCAGTCATCCCAGTTGGTGCCGATGCCGTTACTGCACTAAAACTTGCTGTACTATTACCACTTATACCAGATGATATTTTTACATATTGTTTTCTTAAATATGCCTGTTCTCCTGCAGAACCTAAACCACTAACATATTGTTTTACTGCATATTCAGTAACTAATGCATTTTGACTATTATCTGTTAATGAAGTATCATTTGATATTTCCGTTACATCATACCCATTCAACCCAAATGAACCTGTAGTATATAAACTACCACTAAATTGATGTGTATCATCTTGCGTATCACCAAATATAGTAGAACCACTTGAAAACATTATAGACGCAGATACAAGTTCAGTATGAAATTCTTGTGCGATTAAAGTTCCACTAATAGAAGCATTACCTGTAACTGATAGATTAGAGGTTGTAGTTAAAGAACCACTAACAACTACATCTCCAGTAATACCACTATTATTAATATTAAGCGGAGCAGTCGTTCCAACCCTTAGAGAAGAAGTTACTGCATTGAACTGAACATTTGCTGCTGTACCAACTGGTTGTCCGATTGATATTTCATGAGTTAATGGTGTAGAACCATCAAAAGATATACCATCATTTGTAACTGTTATACCAGTTCCCGAAGATAATGTCAAAGTATTGGATAAAACAACATCTACTGAACCGCCCGTACCCATTGTTGACATTTGTTCATCCCCACCAAATGTACCAGCTAAAGTTTCAGAATCAACTGTGGTTTCTGCCCCAACAATAACTTGTTTTGGTGTTAAATATTTTTGCATTGTATGGGGACCAGATAATTCGTTATATGCCTCGGGTATTAAATAACCATTCAAAGTAACACTAAACTCTGTCTTAACAATTCTTTCCCTATCTGAAACTTCTGTACTATCTGTAAAACTATCAATATTAGTTCTAAATCTCATTTTGTTCGGTTCACCCCAATAAGAACCCGCAGACCAATTAATTCTTTCTACCAATTTATTCATTTGTTCAATATAAGAAGTCCAAACAATAAAATCATAACTTAACACCATATAATCTGGAACTGCTACATTATAGTATTCTTTCTGTGGTAATAATCCCTGTTGAACTGAAAATGCATCGTATCTATTAGCATCATTGTATTTTCTCTCAAACTGCCAATGAAGTTTTGGATCTTCTGGATCCATTTTATCTATTGGTATGGTCGTATCCTTTTCCATTCCAGTCCGTCTGAATGCTATAACGGGTAATATAACTTGTCTTTTTGAATCCCTCATAAAACCAGTTTTTCTTATTGCATACCACCTTTCTGGTGATGAGTACATTACAGGTACTTTTACGGTTTCACCATTTTCTAAAACTGTGGGCTTTATCACTTCAGTAAAATAAAACATTATAGCAGAGTCCAAGTCCATTAAACTGATAGATACATCTTTTACATCATCCGTATCTCGTCTAAGTTGAGTTGCTCTCTGTATAGGTGTTCTTTTTGATCTGGGAATGGGTTTTTGTCTACCCATTACTATATCTACTGCCATTAAATACTCCGTATTCGTTCAATGTTTAGATTAGAAAATCTAACTCTAAATGTTCCACAACTTACTGTCCAATTATTATCTTGTAACCCACCAACAAGTTGGTTCTCATTTATAGAACTGATTTCAAAATATGCCCAATTCCATTCAATAACATCACCTACTTCTGGAACTAATGATAAATCAATTAAAGTCTGTCTAAGTATATGAAAATCAGCATTTTGTTGTTCATCTGCACTAAATTCATCGGTATTCCAATCAAAATCTGCAGCATCTACTAAACAAGCAAATTTAACACCATCTTTCCATTTTTTTCCACCAGTTGCTTCTCCATACAAATTGGTCATAGTGTCGTGTGCTGATACTTTATAAAGAACTACTTGTTGGTTGATTATTCCGTCTTTTCCTAACCGAAGATCACCAATTAGCTCTTTATTTACCCGTTCAAAAACATTTAAGTCTCTTTGTGGTAAAAATCTTCCTGCCATAATATTATCCTATGTAAATTGGTAAAGGAACTTTTTGTAATTTTTCTTGCAGTCGTGTTGATTCTTCACTATCTGCCTCTAACATCATTTTTCGACTTGCCGCCTCAAGGTTTTCTCTTAATTGTGTTACGAGAAACTCTTTTTCACTTTGTGCTTCAGTTCTTAATGTATCACCATCAAGAGTTGTTTCTGCATTTGGAACTGGTATAGTACCATACTTACTCCTAACCATTCCAAGTAATTCTTTAGTTAATGCAAGTCCATATTTTCTAATCCATTGTTTTCCTACATCATTTATAAACTGATATTGCATATTATCATAAGGAACATTTGAGAAATCAGAAACTGTGTTGGATGTTTCTCCATATGCAGTCTGTGTAGGATCATCCCTATCCGATTTTAAGATATATTCAAACCATAATTTATAATTTGTGGTCGGATTTGGAAATATTCTTAATTTATTATTTTTCAATTCAAAAGTATGTGCTGATTTTCTAAATTGGTCATTAAATTCAATTGCTTGCATTCTCAAAACATCTGCGTATATTGGCATCATCATAAATTGAACGGCTGGTGTCATATTACCCCAACCAAAACCATCTAACATATTGTAAGAACCAGCTCCTGTTCCTGCATACGGGTCAAAATATCGTTGAACTGCTGGACTTGCTTCATAAAATACTTTCCTAACCTCTATTGCTGAACCACTATGATTTGCATCTGATATCAATGTATTTAAATTATATACTTGTGAACCACTAACAATATCAATAGAACCACTATAATGTTCTATAGTTCCACCCACTCCTGCCTCTGTGCCATATTGTTCCGAAACTCTAATTGCATCTGCAAAATTAGGTGTAACTCGTTTATGAGTAACATTTGAACCAGTTGCCTGTCCTCGTAAAGATAATAGATTCTCTCTGATATTAAATTGATTTACTTGTGCTGAATATTCTGTAATTGCCTCTTCAAAACAGGCATAAAATTGTATGTCTTGTAGTTCAATTGCCATAATTGGATAGCCCAATCTCTGAGCACACCATTTTGCAAATTTAGGTCCGTCCCCTTGAAATGACGAATCTGAATCATATAATCCAAATGGTGTCGAACCACTATCTGGATGAATTCCTGAACCACTACCTGGCCATATAGCTTCCATATTATAATCTCCTAAAAAAGATATTATTTGTCAACTATAAATATAACGGCAATAAAAAAGGGAACTCAAATTGAATTCCCTCATTTAATAAATAATATCTACTATAGTATATTAACTTGCGGACGCTGAAGGTAGTGTTCCAACCGCACCTGCTTCCCATGCTGTTGCGTAATGTACTCCGTGTGATTGATTTGAGGAAAATTTCTTTGATTCTTCATCCCACATTAATTCACATGAACCAGACATATCTATACCAGAGGCTGACATAGAACCTGCCCATGCATTAACTTCTGCCTGTGTTGGGAAACGTAAGTTTCCACTATCATCTTTTGTTGTAAAATAGTAAGTAATTGTCTTGGCTATCGGATGTGTTTCAGCACCATTCCCTTCAACATCTTGTCCATGCAATACAGGATGATTTGAACCTGTATCAAAACTCCAAGAAACTTTGTTCCATGTTGATTGTGATATTGCTGGTGGTTTTGTGTATGACACTGCCATTTTTCTTCTCCGTTATTAACTATAAATATTATAATTTGTAAAAACTGTCATATATAAATATCAAATGCACAAAAAAAGGGGATTTTTCAACCCCCTTTTTTGTTAGATCTGTGATTTAACTACGATTAAACGTAATTAATATCAGCTACGATTACCTTACCATAGAATTCAGGTCTTACCATCTTCTTCGCGTATCGTGTCATTACACCCTTACGAGGAGTGAAATTAACAGGATCGTAAACAAGTGGAGTCATGATTAATGGTACATACGGTGCGTATACAGCTCCAGTTTCAAGGAAATTAGATCCTCTGAAACCAAGTAGGATGTCATTTTCTAACATATAAGGGTTTTTATAAACCGTAAATCTGTTATTCAATGCACCAACTTTCTGTACACCCATTGCATATGATGTATTGCTCGAATCACCATCTGAATCAGAAGCATATCCAGGAATACTTTCGATAACGGTTGCTGTTTCAGGTGAAACCACCATGAAATTAGCACCACCACGAAGAGTTTTCTGATGGATTGTGTTACTTACTGCTTGCAGTTTGTTTCCAAGAGTCTGGAACCACTCACCTTTCGTGTAAGCGTTAGAGTTACCAGAAACTTCAGTAAATACTGAAGAAGCTGAATCATACTCAAATCCAGTCTTAGCTGACCAATACTCAGTCTTAGCGTCTGCGTTCTGTTTCAACATATCAAGGATTTCCAAATCAATTTCCATTGAAATGTACTCACTCAACATAGAAGTAAGTTCTGCTTCTGCATCAACTGAATGATAAGCGTTAAGGTCTTGAGCTAACTCAGGAGTCCAGATAGCTTTAAGTTTACGAGTTTTCGCAACTATACTAACTGAACGAAGAGCTATATCAATCTCAGGAATATCAACATCGTCTGCTGAATTAGGTGAAGGAGTAGTAAAAGTACTCTGTTCAAAATCACCTCGTGATGTATCACCAGGTTGTTTATGAAATTTCACCCAAGACATCTTACCATTAGCACCACTTGAACCTGCACCTCTTACATAAAAATATATGTAAGTGGAATCAGTTGTAGTGTATGCTGGATAAGTTGCTGTAATGTTTGAACCACTAATTGCGAATGCCCTTGCACCTTCCCAATCTACATTAGACCCAGAGTTTAACTGAGTTTTTGCAATTCTCATCTTAAAGATTCGATTTGCTAATGTACCTGCGACTGCTACTGACGAACTCAATGAAGGTTCGAACTCAACATCTGCCCATGAAGCAGAAGTTCTTGTGATGGATCCAGATGGGATACCAGGAGATGTTTGGTCATTAATCGAATATCCAAACCTACCTGCACCATATAGACCACCAGCTGCATCTGCGTTAGATGCGGATGTGTTACCGTGTATATACGATCCCTTAGAGTGTTGAGCAGTTTGAGTTGTACCGTATTTAAAGTCAAGATAGAAAATCAGACCACTTGGTAGGTTCATAGGTTGAACACTAACAAAGTCTTGTGCTGCTAACTCACCAAAGATTCTACGAACCAAAGGAAGTGCTACACCTGACCATTCTTCTGAATTCGAAGCTGTACCAGTTTTAGATGATTCATCTATTAACTGACGAGCTTGGTTTTCAAGAAGAACTGCCATTCCATGTTGCTTATTTGTATCTTCAAGACCTTCAAGTAATCCAGTGGGCTCCCACTTATTGACTAGCTTTTGGGTTTCTGCTAAACGACTGCGTTCGGAATCATAGCTATCCATCAGTTTTTCGATGGACTGTAAATTGTCTGCCATTTTTTTTCTCCAAAAAAATATCGTTATTAATTACTATTATAGAATATTAGCTAACTTCTGGAAGCGATTCTTCATATCAAATCCTTCTTCAATCACTTTTGGTGTTGATTTAGGTTTGGTAGAAGCAGTTGCTTTAGAGGCGGTGCCTTTACTCTCTTTAATTGGTTTTGGCGTACTTGCGTTTGCCGTTTTGCTACCAAAAGATTCTGCCAAGGTGGCGAATACCAACTTAACTTCTCTTAGGTTTGCTGCTCTATCGAAGGTTTCTACTACTTTCAACTTTTGTTCATTAGTTAAACCGTGTGCACGGAATAATTTGTTAGTGAACAATAGTTTTGCGTTAAGTAGATTTACTTCATTCAACTTAGAACGAAGATACTTCACTACCTTACGATGCTCATCAAGTTCTGATGTAAGTTTAGATACTTGCTCTTCAGCTTTCTCACCATCTTCATCATCACCCTCTGAAAGTGCTTTCAAGATTTCTTCAAGGTCAATGTCATCTTCCTCGTTGACTTCTAAGTCACCATTACGGGCTTCAAAATCATCTTGTTCTTTGACTTTGGCGTATTGAACACCATTGACTTCAACTAAATCATCCACTTCCTCATCTTCTGAGTTTTCGTGACCTGCTGCTGGTGCGTCTGCGGCTGCTGGTTCTTCCGAACCTTGACCGATATCAGACGAATCTGCTGCGTCGTCAGCGACTTTATTATCGGCATCACCGATATCAGAAGATACATCATTTTCTGCTAAATCTGCTTGGTCTGCAGTTTCTGCTTCATCAGAAGAAAGACCATCACCGACTTCACCTTCCTCATATTCCTCGTTGACATCAGCATCATCTGCTTCATCTTCAAGTTCTTTAAGGATAGATTCTAAGTCGAGTTCATCTTCATCTTCACCTTCCTGTTCTTCAACAGGAGCTTCAACTTCTTCTTCTTCTTCAGATACTACAGGAGCATATTTAACACCATTAATTTCAATCACACCTTCTTCAGGTATTGCTGGTTCTTCTGCCCATTCTTCATCTTCATCTGCTACTGCAGGTTCTTCAAAAGGAACTTCTTCGCCAGGAACTTCGTCTTGTGCGACGATAGGTTCTTCAACGGGAACTTCTTCACCAGGAACTTCATCCTGTGCGACAATAGGTTCTTCACCAACTTCAGGCTCAACTGCTATTTCAGGTTCTTCTTCAGCTTCTGGTTCTTCCTGTTCTACAGGAACTTCTTCACCAGGAACTTCTTCTTCACCTTCCATTTCAGATTGAATCTTCTGTGAAAGCATGGATTGAATACGGGGAGTGAAAGCTTCTTCAAGAGCTATTTTAGCGTTTGCAAGTGCCGTTTCTCGGACAGCTTTAGCGTCTGCTATTGCGTCTTTTAAAAGATCATCCATTATGTTTCTCCATAAGAGTTTGTTTCCAAGCATAAAATACTTGGATGGAATTAATAAAGTTATTAGGAACTTTAATGCGGTTTACATTATCGGTATGTCATATACGATTGAATGACATATTCTTGTGTATATAAATATACACAAATTAAAAAAACTGTTATTTTTTGTAATTTAGGCGTTGCCTTTTAAGTTTTTCTTTAAGTCCTGATGTTGGTGGTTCTCCACACCAATCTGGATTATTCTCGTGTTGTCTAATCCAATTACGAACCTTTCCCAACTTTTTTTGTTCAGATCTTTTTGCTGATGGTTTTTTATAGTATTGTCGTTCTCTCAACTCTACCATTAAACCACTATCTTTAATTTTTCTTTTTAATAACCGTAGAGCGAACTCTATATTATTATTTTTTACTTTTATTTCCAAGTAACCTCCGCTTCTTAATCGGTTTCGTTTTCACCACTCCAATTTGCATCAACATAATTAAAGAATTTTGATTTTTCTTCATCATCAAGTTGATCTGGTTCAGATACACCCCATTTTTCGAGTGCAGATTTGAAAAAATCTTCATATGAACCTTCTTGAACTGTGTCTGCTTCTAATTCATCACCATCTCTGTATGATTTACCTTCTGCTGTATCAACTGGAGTTGATTCATTTATTTCATAATATCTACCAAGAATGTGTCCCATATCTTCATATAGTCCACTCATTCTTTCTTGTAATGATTGAGCTTCTGTAGCAACTTTCTTAAATTGATTAGAAAGACCTGTTAATTCTTTCATATTACGATTTACCGTGATTTTATCAAACCAATCTTCGGTTTCTTGTAAGGTATGTTGTTTTGCAGTTTCTGCTAAACGAGAAAGTCTTTCTGCTAATTGTCTTAAATTACCTTCACGATAAATTTCATTTCCAAATGCATTGAAATTACCAACTTCACCCATAAACTCTTTTACATTTACTTTTTGAGTAGATTGTCCATAGACATCTTCTACTATATCAGTAAGTTTTGTTGATTTTTTTTGGGTTTTAAATCCCATATCAATATTTGAGAATGCATTGCGTGAAACCATTCCACCTAACATTGCATGTTCTTTAATTAAATCTTTTAGTTTAGCCATTATATGTCTCCTAATCAAATATAAATATCTATTTTCTTAATTTTCGGTCTTTTGAATATCTTCTGAACCCATTACGAACTTTGTTCCACAACATTTTCATAAAAGGTCTTTCACCTTCGTGTGTTCTATTCCAAGGTCCAGTTTCGATACCTCTCACGATATCCAAAGCATCATATCTATCACCCTTTACACCATTCATCATAATCTTAATGACTTGCTGTGATGCTTTACCTAAAATCTTTGACATCTTCTTGATGTCTGAGTCTAAATGTAATCTTGCTTCTTGTGAACTCCATCCGGCTGGTAGTGCCCAAAAATCTTCATTTACTTCCCCTTCAGCAAAATATCCTATTTTTTCATATTCCCTTTTTACATTTGGTTTATCTATAATAATCAATGATTTTCCAGATTTCTTATGTGTAACTTTTACTG